AGCGTCTCGATGTCGTCGCTGAAAAGCATCTTGTTGCTCGGCGCGGCATCACCGCCCTGGTCGAGATAAAACATGCGCGCGCCGTAGCGTAATGAGCGCGGCTTGTCGGTCATGCGCTCGTGATCGTAAATCGTCCAACTGGTCGGACGCTCGCTCATGCCGCGCTGTCCTTCGGACGATGCCGCATTGGGTGCTGTATCTGGTTGATGCGGGCGAGCAATCGCTTGGCGACCTCGGCATATTCGAGGTGCTCGGCATCGACCCAGCGGCCGATCACCGCGTCCTGCGCGATGAACTTGATCAACTGCACCTCGCTGGCAGTCAGCGTTATCTGCATTGCTTACCTCACAGTTACCTTGATCCTGGCGAGCGCGATGCACAGCATGCTCGCCATCCACTCGGCGTCCTCGCGCGTTTCCATCGGTTCTGGTGTGATGCGGAATGATTGCGGGCCAACCGTCAGAAATACGTTGTACTCATCCGGCACGCTTTCCGGCACCAACTTGATTTCCACGTAGCGCCGCATCTGGTTTGGTTCGATGTCCATAGAGGTCTCATGCGGTGGTGGGCGGTTGGTTTGCTGATCGCGGTGTTCATCTTTCTGGCTTGGGTGATGGGTACTGATCACGAAAGGCGCAAGCGTGGAGATTTGGATACTAACCCTGTGGTCGCTCCTCCACGCTCCGATGGAGGGCGGCCAGTACCAAACCCGTGAACGTTGCGAGGCCGCTGCGCCGATGATCGTGCAGGGGTTGCGCAAACAGTACGGCCGCCTGTGGTGGAAATGCGAGCGGCTGCGCGGCGTAGCATCAATGCACCGCCTCGGTTGAAACGTCGCTGCGCCCGATCATTCCCTGCATCGCCATGTACTTCACGACCTCGGGCGGAATGACCCAGTTTCGCTTCTCCTCCGGATCGCTAATGATGGTGCCTTCCTCGCTCTCGAACATCGTCCAGCCGCACGTCAGCGCGGCCAGGATGATCATCGACTGCAGCACGAGGTCGCTGTCTTCGTTCATCCGCTACTACCCAAAATAGTGGCCCCCGGGCCGCAGGCTAGGTAGTGGGGACGCAGGCGATCCCGGGGGCCTGTGCAAACGCGACTGAGATTGCACACCGCAGGTGTACATCGGTTTGCTGTGGCGGCAAAGACCCCGCGGCAAATAATCACCATGAAATGAGTCGTTTACCCGACTCGGGAGTTCCATGCCGCGCATCCGCAAACCACAACCAACTGATGTGAGTGCAGGGGTAATTGAGGACGCCCCGAAGAAGCGCAAGCCGACGCCCGAGCAGTTCTACGCGCTGCAGGTCGAGCTCGCACAGCAAGAGGCGATGCTGAAACGCTATCGCGCTGAGCGCGAGCGCCGCGTTTCGGTCGATCGATTGCGTCACTACGAGCCGTATCCGAAGCAGCGCGAGTTCCACGAGCTCGGACGCGAATATCGCGAGCGCGGATTTTTTGCGGGCAATCAACTCGGCAAGACGATGGCCGGCGCGGCCGAGGCTGCGATGCACCTCACCGGCAGATATCCGGACTGGTGGAAGGGAAAAACGTTCGATCGACCGCTGCGCGCGGCCGCAGGCTCAGAGACTGCCGAGCTCACGCGCGACGGCGTGCAGCGATTGCTCGTCGGCAACCCGCGCTCCGAGCCAGACTGGGGCACCGGGCTCATCCCGAAAGAAGCGCTCGCCGACTGGACGCGCAAAAACGGAATTCCCGACGCGCTCGACGGCATCGTCGTCCGATGGGGCGGCGGCGGCGACGTGCAGCAAGGGTTCTCGACGCTCAATTTCAAGGCGTACGAGCAGGGCAGAAGCAAATGGCAGGCGGACACGTTGGACTTCGTATGGTTGGACGAAGAACCTCCGCTGAACGTCTATTCTGAGGCGCTCACGCGAATTAGTTCGACCGGCGGCGTCGTCTACTGCACGTTCACGCCGTTGTTGGGCATGTCCGAGGTGTGCCGACGCTTCCTTCTGGAGGCGTCACCCGATCGCGCGATGGTCACGATGACCATCGAAGATGCGTTGCACTACTCTGCAGAGGACCGCGAGAAGATTGTCGCCGGCTATCCGCCGCACGAGCGTGAGGCGCGCGCGCAAGGTCGCCCTGTGCTCGGCTCCGGTCTCATTTTTCCGATGCCCGAAGAGGAAATTTCGGTCCCTGCGCGCATTTTCCCGAAGGAGTTTTGCCGCATCAGGGGCATCGACTTCGGCTACGACCATCCTTTCGCCGCCGTCGAGCTCGTCCACGACACCGAAGGCGATGTCGTCTACGTCACGCGCGCATTTCGGCACCGTCATTCGACGCCGATCCTGCACGCAGCAACAATTTGCGCCTGGGGCAACGAATGGGTGCCTTGCGCATGGCCGCATGACGGTCTGAAACACGATCACGGCTCGGGCGACGAGCTCGCAGAGCAGTATCGGCGACAACATTTGAACATGCTGCCCGAGCGGGCGACGTTTGCTGACGGCGGCAGCGGCGTCGAGGCCGGTCTGATGGCGATGCTCGACAGAATGCAGTCAGGACGCTTCAAAGTTTTTGGTCATCTGAGCGAGTGGTTCGACGAATTTCGTCTGTATCACCGCAAAGAGGGAAAAATCGTCAAGGAGCACGACGACCTGATGTCGGCAACGCGCTACGCGATCATGATGCTGCGTTTTGCGACGACGCAGCCGGTGCAGCGGCATCGTGCAGTGCGCGGCGGCTCCTGGCAGGCGGCCTAAGTCAAGCGACAACTGGCGACATTTTGCGACATTTTGCGACAAGCGAGGACGACATGGCAAAACGTGAGGCCACCACGCGACGCGATCGCGGCCGCGGACCCTCTTACGACAAGCAGCCGATGGTGCGGATGCCCGGATCGAGCGTGCAGATGCTCGGCCCGGTCGCGATCGGAGCTCCATCGAGCCCGAAGTACATGGGACCGCGCAGCGAGAGCAGCAACATGATGACGCTGTCGCACATGCCGGTGAAAAAGTAGTGGCCAACACCCTCGCGACGCTCGGCGAAACGCCAGAACCAGGCGGTGCCTACAGTGCCGAGCGCGAGTATCAGCAGCCGCCGATGATCGACTGGTCGCGGTTCAACGTACAGCCGCGCGATGTGATGCTGCCCGGTATTGGCCTTCAATACAGCGCGCCTGCGTTTGGCGGCATGCTGTCGGCGAGAGGCTCGGTGGCGCCGGTGGCGCCGTTCGACATCAACGCGCTGCGCGATTGGCGCAACATCCCGCTCGACAAGATGCTCATGTTCGATTGGCGGCGGAGGTTCTGATGGCGGACACCATCCTCGCGAGCCTTGGGCAGCGCTATCGCAACTGGCAGCCGCCGGCGACGTTCGACGAGCGCTTCGGGCCTTACGGCGTGCCGCCTGACCAGCAAGACAAGCTGCGGCTGTTCTTGCTGCAGCGGGAAATGATGCGGCAGCGGCAAGAGGCGCCCGAGGGCTACATGCAACCCGGCGAGCGCGTTTGGCCTTTCGGTTACATCCGGCTTTGACATGCCCGTCAACACGCTGCAGTTCCTCGGGCTCGGCTCGGGGAGCGTTCCCGGTCCTACGATCGGCAACATCGGCGCCGACGCTACGCGGCTGTGGCCCAACGTGCCGATCGTGTCGCTGTATCCGCCGTCTGGTCGCGACTACCTCGGCGTCAGTAATCCGCGCATCACCGGACCAGCGCGCGGCTCACCTGCAGGCCTGCCGATGCAGGCGCGCGATGCTCCGACGCTCATGCTCACGCGCGAGCGCATCGCTCGCGAGCTCGAAGACAATCCTGCGCTGGCGCGAAGGTTCGACATCTCGACGACGGCGGAGGTCGGCTCGAGCCCCGACGCGCGGCGAAAATATCAGGCTAGCGTGATAGATCGCGCTGCGGCGACGCAGCGGCCGCTCGCCGATGTGCTGACTGACCCGAGCTACTATCCGCCGGAAACGCTGCGTGCAACGCGGGCCTCGGGCCTCGCCGTCGACCCGGAGCTCTGGGCCGGCGCCAACCCGGCGAACTTCGCAACCGGCAACGCATCGCTTGATCCGCGCACCGGGCGCTGGGTCGGCTTCGGTGGCGGGCCGCAAACGGCAATGTCAGGCAGCGGCCGCGGTGCCGAGCTCTACGGCATGGAGGCGGTGCCCGGTTACAAGGAATATGCGGACTATGTCGGCTACGGCGGCCCGATGAAGACGGCGATCGGCCCGAGCGGACCCAGCGGGCCGACTGACACGACGCCGCTCGGATGGCAGGAGACGGTGAGCGCCAGCCCGAGCGGCGTTGGCTATGTGCCCGAGGAAAAGGTCGCGCAGGGCGCGACGACCAATCCCGAGGACCTCAAGCCCGGTGGGCCAACGTTCATGGACAAGTTCTATAGCGCGCTCGGTTCGCTGACGCCGAAGAAGCCCGCCGCGGTGCCGACGATCCCGCAGGCGCAGTACGGCGGCGCGGCATTCTTCCGGCCGGCGCCGATCGGCGGCCGAGGAATTCGATAATGGCCGGCCTCAAGACAACGCTCGGGACCATCGGCGACAGCATCGTCGAGGCGCTGGCACGAGCTCGCCGAGCCGCCGGTGGCGCTGCGCCGATCACCGGCTTGCCCACCAAGCCGCTGATGGTCGGTGGCCAGCAATACATCCCTGGCCCGTCAGGCGCGATCCGGCAGGCGGCCGAGGCCTACATGCGCGGCACCGGGCGCGAATACGTGCCGGTGCAGAACTACGTTCCAACCGATGTTGAGCGAGCTCGCGCGATCGCGCGCGCATTCGAGGAGACGCCGCACGCGCCGACTGATCCGGCGGTGCAGCGCTCCTGGCAGACGATGGCGAAGGAGACCAAGGACCAGTATGAGAGCCTCAAGAAGATGGGCTTCACGTTCGAGCCGATCCCGGCCGGTGCGCCTGATCCGTATGCGGCGACGCCGCGGATGGCGATCCGCGACCTGATCGAGAACAAGCACATGTTCTACTTCCCCACCGAAGGCGGCTTCGGCAGCGGCGAAGGCGCCAGGGCGGCGATGGAGGCGCAGCGGAAGATCAATCCGATGCTGCAGCCGAGCGGCGTGCGGATCGGCGGCCAGGAGGTCCCCAACAACGACCTGTTCCGCATCGTCCATGACGTGTACGGCCACGCCAAGGAAGGCGTCGGCTTCCGCGCTGCCGGCGAGGAGAATGCATGGCGCTCGCACGCGCGCATGTACTCGCCCGAGGCACTGCCGGCGATGACGATGGAAACGCGCGGACAGAACAACTGGCTGAACTACGGCCCGCACGGCGACTTCAATCGCACCGCCAGCGCGGCCAACACGATCTATGCCGATCAGAAGATGGGCATGCTGCCAGACTGGGTGATCAACCTGGGCCGCATGTCGCCGCTCGGCGTCGCGGGTGCTGTCGTCGGCGGCCGCACGCTTGCAGACATGGCGGCGGAAGATGGCCGATAGCGTTGACGACATCGGCGGCGCTTTCGAGCGCGCTGCAGAACGCACTGCACGTCGAGGCCGAGCTCGACGACTGCTCGGCTACGAAGCGAGAGGCACCGAGCAGGTACCGATCTATGCCGAGCAGGAGATGCCGCCCACCGGCACGAACCTCGCGAGGCTCGGTGACCTGATCGCGCGCGGCTACGCGGCGAAGCAGGAGCAGAGCATTCCTGATGTGATCATGGCCGGCGCCGGCGGTGCGTCCGCTGCTTCTGCCAAACTTGCGGCCCTGCTCATGGCCGGCGACGTTCTCTCGCCGACTGAAGCCAAGGGCGGCGTTGTCGATAAGCTCGTGAAGGCCGCCTCCAAAGCGCCCAAGATCGCCGAGAAGGCGACCCGCCAGGACGTGACCGGCGAGGCTAGCGGCATGCTGCCGACGTTGGCCCGCATGGGCGAGGGCGCGGCGTTCCGCGCGCCCGATCTGCCGCGGCCGTCGGTACTGGTGCCGCAGCGCGACATCCTGCGCGTTCCAGGCGTGATCGCGTCGCCAACGGTGATGCCGTCGGCATTCGAGCGTTCGCTGTTCGACTATTCCAAACTGCACGAGGTGCCCAACGTTCCGCAGTTTAATCTGCCGCGCTATGACCCCCCGCGCGGTGTGCCGCCGCACATCGCCGCAATCGACAACCCGGAGAACGTCGCGCGCATCAATGCCGCGGTCGAGCGCGGCATCAAGCGCGGAGGCCTTGCTTGGTACAACACCATGCCGTTGAAAGAGGGCTGGATCGGCGAGGTGGGTCAACAGGCAGGCATCCCGCGATACGAACGCTGGATGCATCTGGAGGGAGCGACCAGCCCGCGCACGGCGGTGCCGATGAACATCGGCCAAGGCAGCTACTACCAGATGCTCGCCGAGCAAGGCCTGCCGTTGCCGCAGCCGGTGCTTGCGATCAATCCGAAGACCGGCAAGCCCAACTGGACGCTGCTCGAAGGCGAGTTGCCGCTTAGCAGCGATCCCAAGGGACTGTCGCCGCTGCCCTACGGCAGCCTCGCCATGGCCACCAATGCAATGAACGCCAGAATGGTTCTGGCCGAGGGCGGTTGGCCGGCGAGCGTGCTGTTCGACAAGCCCAAGCCGCCAAGCTTCACGCAGAACCTGCTCGGCAACTACCAGCCGGTCGCCGTCGACATTCATCATACCGGGCTGCTCGGCATCCGCGATCCGAAGACTGGCAAGCTCCTGCAGGACCCCGGCAAGACCGGCTACAAATTTTCGGAGGAACTGACGCAGCGCGAGGCTAGGAACATGGGCATCGAGCCCGCGCAGTATCAGTCGTCAGGCTGGATCGAGCAGGCAACCAAAGGCAAGCCCAACGCAGAATACGACAAGCCCTATCTGCGACTGGTCGAGGACCGCGTGAAGGACGCCGCCAGGGAATACGGTTGGACGCCCGAGGCGACGCTGCGCATGTTCTATCGCGGGCAGATACCGATTGCGATGGGCGGCCTCGGCGCACCGGGCGTCATCGATGCTATGCGCCAGGACCAAACGCAAGCCCAGTGATCGGGTCGATGATCGGCTCCCGATAGAACAGCGCGACGTTGCTGAAGTCAGGTCGCGGCAGGTTGCCGACGCACTCCATCGTCGCGCGCGTGCCCTTGTAGCCGAAGCGCGCCAGCACCTTTCGATAGTCGTACGTGCGCCCATGCTGCTTGCCGCAGATGGCGCAACGGAAGTTGCGTTTCGTTCTCATGCCCCAAGTCTACGCTTTCACACAGGAGGTGTAAATGGCCGACGTTCCTCGGACGCCGCCGCTTCATCCGCTGCCCAACGACCGCGCCTTCGTGCCGCGCGGCCCTGACGATAGCGAGGCGCGCGAGAAAGACAGCGCGCGTCTCGCTGCAGCGAAGGATCGTGTTGATCCGCTGCATACCGAGATGCATCTCGACAACGCGCTCAAAATCGAGATTTGGGAAGCGATGGCGCAGGACATGGCCAACGCCGCCGGCTGCTCGATCCTGTTGCACTACTACGAGCTCCCACATTTCGAGCGCTGCAATCCCACCATGCGCGCCGCCTTTATCCCGTCCGACGAAGGCATCGCCGAGGTGCAGGAGCCGCCGCCCGAGCTCGTGGTGAGGTAGTAGACCTTGGCCAAACGCCGGAAGCGAAAGCAACGGACGCGCAAGCCCGCGTCCGCTGCGTTGCCACGCGACACCGCCTCTGAGGCGGAGAGCGATACTGTTGACGAGACCAAGCCTGTCGAAGAGAACGAGGCCGGCATCCCCGAGGTCGCCGACAGCGACGACCCCGACAAGGTGCATTCGGAGGCGCTCGAACGTTACGAGGCTGGCTGGGAAAAAGATCGACAGAACCAGTCCGACGCCTATGACGACCTGCGCTTCCTTGCCGACGACGAAGGCCAATGGGACGCGCGTGCTTGGCAACAGCGCAAGGACCAACAGCGGCCAATCCTGACTGTCAACAAGTGCCCGCAGTTCGTGCGGCAGGTTACCGGCGACATCCGGCAAATGCGGCCGGCGATCCACGTCGTTCCGATCGACGAGCGCGCCGAGCAGAGTGTCGGCGCCGATGTGTTGCCGGAAATGGTGCGCTACGTCGAGCGCCGCTCCGACGCCAAGGGCAGCTACTTTCACGCCGCCGATCAGATGGTGTCAGCCGGCATCGGCCACGTCCGCGTCTACACCGAATATTCGGCCGAGAGCACGTTCAACCAAGAGATCGCCATCGAGCTCATTGTCGACGGCATCGCCGTTGTGTGGGACCCCGACAGCATCAAGCTCACGCGCAGCGACGCGAACTTCTGCTTCGTGCCCGTCGACATGGAGAGGAAGACCGCCGAAGAGAAATGGCCCGGTAAATCAGTCGATGCTCCGCTCACCCAGGTCGGCGCCGCGTTCCAGGGCTGGCAGTCGGGCGACTACGTCCGGCTCTGCGAGTATTGGCGCAAGGTGCCGATGGAGCGCGAGCTCGCGTTCTATCCTGACGGTCGCATCATTGATTTGACCGACGATGACTACAAGGCCGACGAGGACGCCGAGGAGGAGAGCGAGAGCTACAAGCCCGAGCCCGACGATGAGGAGGAGCAGTCGTCGGACGAGGAGAAACCGTCGCACGACGAGGCCGACTACCGCCCAGGCGAGGGCGAGCGTCGCTGCGAGAACTGCACCATGTTCCGCCCACCGTCGCACTGCACGGCAATCCAAGATCCCGTGCGTAGCGATATGCTCTGCGATTATTTCGAGCTTAAGCCCGAGACGCAGACGCTCGCCGGCATGTCGGGCTACAACGAGATGCCGCAGCGGCCGCAACTCGGCCCCGGCATGGGACCCAAGCGCGCCGACGCTGTCGCCGGCGGAGCCCGCATCGAGAAGCGCGACAGCCTGAAGGTCGAGCGCTACATCATTTCGGGCCAGGAGATATTGGAAGGCCCGGAGGAGTATTCAGGGCTGCACATCCCGATCGTGCCGTTCATCGGCG